CCCTGACGGCTGCTACGGCTGGCTGGGGAAAGATCGAGGTTCTTGGGGCTGCTCCCCCGGACCCGATGGGCGGACCGGCCGGCCCCGATGTCATTGAGGTTCATGATTTAATGGGCCTTTCAAAAATTGGTGTCGATGAATTAGCTGATACTGATGCAAACTTAGTTGCATTAATTCAGGATATTGTCGGACAAATTTTTGCTGAAACTGAGGATAATGCCTTTGCCGCTGGCAATGGTGTATCGAAGCCATGGGGATTAGCTGCCCGTGCGACGTCGGGCCTGATTACTCAAGCCGTTACTGCCGCCGCTAATGGCGTAGTAACTGGCGATGACCTAAAGAAGCTGCAATATCGCGTGCCATCTCGGTTCCGTACGAATGGCGCATATTTTGCCGGAGCTGACTCCGCAGAAGCTATCTCATTACTGAAAGATAGCACTAGTAATTATCTCTGGCAGCCATCGGTTCGAGCTGGTGAGCCTGATACGTTATTTGGGAAGCGATTCTATACATTTGAAGGCCTTCCCTCGATGACAGCTACTACTACCACTACTGACCCTGCTGTAATCTTTGGTGACCCTCAATTAGGCTATATGATTGCGGATCGACAGAGAATTACTGTTCAGCGGCTTGATGAGAGGTACGCGGAACTTGGGTTAGTTGGGTTCCTCTTTAAGGCTCGTGTTGGTGGCGATGTTATGCGGCCAGCTGCATTCGCGAAGTACCTAGTCTAGGGAG